AACGACCCCACGGCCTGCACGGTGTGGGGGATATTTGAGAATCAGGACGTCGGGACGTGCGCCATCCTGCTCGACGCGTGGGATGCCCACATGTCCTACCCCGAGCTGAGGAAGCGCGTCATCGCGGACCACAAAGAGGTCGTGTACGGGGCGGACAACACGTTTGGGAAGGGGCGCAAGTCGGACTTGGCGCTGATTGAGGACAAGTCGGCCGGCATATCACTGATACAGGAGCTCCAAGGCTCCGGGATAGCCGTACGATCGTACAACCCCGGCCGTTCGGACAAGGTGCAGCGCATGAACATCGTGGCGCCCCTGATAGCGAAGGGGAAAATCTACATACCCGAGGACGCCAAGCTCACGGGGCAGTTCGCGGACTGGTCAAAGCGGTTTATGCGCCAAGTCTGCTCCTTCCCCGAGTCCGGGGGGCACGACGACTACGTCGACAGCCTCTCACAGGCACTGCGCATCCTGCGCGACTCCGGGTGGCTCCAGCTTGACATGCTCCCGGCGAGGGACTTCGAGTACGCGGACGACCGCAGGAAGCGCGTGAACCCGTACGCCCAGTAATTTAGGCTCTAAGGCTGCTTACGCCTAATATCTGGGGCGGTAACCTACGATTTTTTGCATAAGTGGTTATAGGTACCCAAACAACCACAACGACGGCGCCATGACACCTTTTAAGACCCCGAAGCAAATGATGATGGAGATGGCCGGGCTCCCGCACTACGCCGGGGGCCGCGAGGTGTTTGGTAAATACGTATCCTCGGGCGTCAAGCAGCTCATGGACGAGGCCGTCAAGCGTTTCACCCGGTCCGCCGGCCGCGCCCCGCACGCGCAGGAGATGGCGGAGCTTGAGCAGCACGCCCAGCAGTTCGCGAAGCCTGCGTACGCGCCCAAGACAGACCCCGTGACGCAGGCACGCGCCGCGCACGCCCTGAGGGTTGACCCAAACATAAACACCGAGATGGCCCCGATCTACGCCCGGGACCCGTTCCTGACGCAGCAGGCCTTTGGCCGCGGCGTGAAGGGTACCCACATCTCACCCGACACACTGGACATAAACGACCAGAAAGTGGCCCAAATGGTCGGCGAGGAGGTCGGCGGCTTCCGCAGCGCGGGCGCACCCAAGACGAGCCTGACCCCCGGCGCCGAGTGGATGGCGGAAAAGTCAGAAGACGTCATAGCCCGGCAGCTGGGAGGCAAGGGCGACATCGGTGGGCAGCTGAAGCAGGCCTTCCTCGAGAAGACGGGCAGGAACCCCAACGAGGACGAGATGAACGCCCTCATCGCCGCGTTCAACCCGGCGAGGCACAACTTCACCGGGCAGGAGATTGGGGACGTGCTGATACAGCGCCCCAAGAGCCGTGTGGGCATGCCCGAGTGGCGCGAGAACGCCCGCGCAACGGGGCTGCCTGAGTCGTACACAGAACACAGACCCGGGGGCTACAGCCAAAATCTCAAAGATGAGATGGCGATCGCGAGCGGGCGGGTCCCCGCCGCGCAGCCGGAGTTTGAGCGTGAGGCGGCCAAGATAGCGAAGCGCCGCAACCGCCCCGCCCCCGAGCCAAAGGAAGTAACCTACGACGAGAACGGCGTCCCGCACTACCACTACGCCGGGGGAGGCAGTATCTCACCACGAGATATGCAGGCCGACCTGATGGTCAACAACCGCTACGCCGAGGGCCGCACCGTCTCCCCAAGAGAGTTTATGGGGGCTCAAGACGTCCGTCAAGCGGAGTACCTGAAAAACTTGCAATCCTCGACAGATCAAAGAGAGAAAGAGTACGCGCAACGAACGCGCGAGGTGCCCGGTAACGTCTCAAACTATTTTGCCGGTCTGGGTGACAGGGCTGGGTCAGGGCTTGACGCGTTCCATGGCACCTCCCCTGAGGTTAGCCGCTTTCCGTCGGTGCACTCCTTTGTTTCCGATTATAGCCGTCCGCCAGAACTGCGCGAACGTAAAATGACCCCTTCGTTTGAATTTAACCAAGATGCACCGCTGATGGAGGGTCGCCCGGGGCAGGACTTCAGGGAAGCCATCGACGCGCAGTTCCCTAACGCCGGGCCAAAAATGAGGCCGTTCATTGCCGCGGGGCTTTCAGCTGTTGCAACTTCTCCGCACGGCATAGCGCACCTAATGAAAGATGATTCCGGCCCGACACTTTCAGGCCGGCTGGAGGATTTGAAACGCACCGCGTGGGATATAGACCCGAAAGGTTCCGGTGCCGGGGAGACCATCGGAAGTTTCTTAGACCCCACAATGGTTGGGGCGAGCAAACTTGTGGCGCCTCTTTGGCGTCCAACAAAACTCATCGCGAAGTCGCTCTACCGCGGCGCTAAAAGCAAACTAGGATTTAACAAATAACTTATGGCTCTCCCCACACTCCCCATGCAGCAGGGCGCTAACCTCCCCGACCTAGAGTCGGACAAGACCGTCGAGGAGGCGCGCAAGCAGCAAGAAGAGATCGAGCACTACGAGGAGGCGCTGGGGCTTGAGCCCGAGCAGGCCGAGCAAGAGGTGATCGAGCTTGACGATGGGTCGGTGGTGATTAACTACCGAGACAAAGAGGGCCCCGGGGAGAACCCCGAGTTCTACGCCAACCTAGCGGAGAAATTTGATGAGTCAGTACTTGACCAGCTTTCCAATGAGTACTTGGACTACGTTGACGTCGACCGGGAGTCGCGTAAGGAACGTGATAAGCAATACGAAGATGGTCTGCGTAGAACCGGCCTCGGTAAGGACGCCCCCGGAGGCGCAACCTTCGACGGAGCCTCTAAGGTTGTACACCCCGTCATGGCAGAGGCGTGCGTAGACTTCGCCGCCTCCGCGTCAAAGGAACTCCTGCCACCCGACGGCATAGTCAAATCTGAAATCCGCGGCGACGCGGACAGGAAACGCACGGAGACCGCCGAGCGCAAGGTGACCTTTATGAACTGGCAGCTGGTGGAGCAAATCCCCGGCTACATAGACGAGATGGAGCAGCTCCTGACCCAGCTCCCGCTGGGTGGCTCGCAGTACCTGAAGTGGTGGTTCGACGAGGAGCAGCGGCGCCCGGACTGCGAGTGGGTCCCGATTGACAACGTCCTGCTGCCCTACGCCTCCACGAACTTCTACACCTCACCAAGGATCACCGAGGTGCAGGACATCACGGAGGACACGTACGTCAGCCGCATCGAGCAGGGCATCTACCGCGACCTAGAGAACGCCGGCACCCCCTCCGAGATAGAGGTGGACAAGAAGACACGATCCCAGCAGGCCAACGACAAGATCGAGGGCAAGAGCGCCCCCGAGAAGAACATCGACGGCGTCCGGCGCGTCTACGAGATAACGTGCTACCTGCGCCTCGAGGAGGACAAGGAGTCCGAGGGCAAGCGCGCGCCGTACATCATGACGATTGACGAGAGCTCCGAGAAGGTGCTCTCACTTTACCGGAACTGGGAGGCTAACGATGTGCGGCGAACCAAGCTGGATTGGTATGTGGAGTACAAGTTCATCCCTTGGCGAGGGGCTTACGCCATTGGACTTCCTCATCTTATCGGTGGCCTTTCTGCTGCTCTTACCGGGGCTCTTAGGGCTCTACTTGACGCTGCTCACATCAACAACAGCCAGACAATGCTTAAACTCAAGGGTGGACGCATATCTGGACAGTCTGACCGCATAGAGCCCACGCAGGTTCTGGAGATCGAGGGCAGCCCGGGGGTGGACGACATCCGCAAGCTGGCGATGGCCCTGCCGTTCAACCCACCCTCCAGCGTCTTGTTCAATCTGCTTGGGTGGCTGACCGACGCCGCCAAGGGGGTCGTGACGACCGCCGAGGAGAAGATCAAGGACGCCAACGCCAACACGCCCGTGGGCACGACGCAGGCGCTGATCGAGCAGGGAGCCAAGGTATTCTCCAGCATCCACGCCCGCATGCACCGCTCGCAGGCGAAGACCCTCAAGATTCTCTCCCGCATCAACCACTGGTACCTCGAGGACATGGACAACCAGTCCGGCACCGAGATCGAGGTGCGGGACTTCGCGGACAACAACGACATCCGCCCGGTATCGGACCCAAACATATTCTCCGAGACCCAGCGTCTGGCTCAGGCTCAGGCCGTGCTGCAGCTGGCCACACAGGCGCCGCAGCTGTACGACCTCAGGGCGGCGCACCGCCGCATCCTCAAGCAGATGAAGGTGCCCGCCATAAACGAGATTCTGCCCGACCCGGACGGCATCAAGGAGTCCAACCCGGCACTCGAGAACGTGGCGATGGTCATGGGGCGACCCGCCGCGGCCTACCCAGACCAAGACCACATCAGCCACATCCAGACGCACCTGATGTTCGCGGTGGACCCAAACTACGGCAGCAACCCGGTCATCGGGCCGGCCTTCGCCCCGCACGTGCTGGACCACATCAAGCAGCACATGACCCTCTACTACCTGCAGTCCATGCGCGGCTACGTGGCGCAGGCCTCCGGCGGGGAGGACACGATGAAGCTCCACGAGGAGCGCCCGCTCGACAAGGACTCCCAGAAGGCGCTGGCTCTGGCCTCCCAGATGGTGATGCAGGACTCCCAGCAGGCCTTCGCGCAGATACAGCCTCAGGTGCAGCAGCTGGCGCAGAAGGTGCAGCAGGCCCAGCAGGCGCAGCAGGAGACCGCGGCGCTGGCGGACCCAACCGCTCAGGTGCTGATGAAGACCCAGATGGCGGAGACCCAGCGCAAGGCGCAGGAGTTCCAGAGCCAGATGCAGAGCGACATGCAGAAGACGCAGCAGGACTACCAGCTTAAGGTTGCGGAGCTCTCCCAGAAGGTTCAGGAGCTCGCGGTCAAGTACCAGACCCAGACCGCGATCGACAGCCAGAAGAACGCCACGACCATCGCCCTCGCGAACATCGACAACGCCGCCAAGGAGCGCGTGGCGATGATAAACGCCGGGGTGCAGTTAGACACGCAGCAGGCGCAGTTGGAGCACGAGCAGGGGCTCTCCGCCATGGAGGCCATACACGCCGCCAGCACGGACATCCGTCAGCACGGTCTGGCCGTGGAGCAGCAGCAGTTTCAGAAGGCCGCGGAGCAGGTGGCGAAGCAGGCGCAGGCCGCGCAGGACCACCAACAGGGCATGGAGCAGAAGAGCCAGCAGGGGCAACTAGACCTGCTGCAGGCGGATCAGGAGCACGGGCAGGCGCTGCAGCAGGGCGCTCAGGACGCGCAGAACCAGTCCATGCAGTCGGGGCAGGAGCACGGGCAGGCACTAGAGCAACAGGCCGCGCAGCCACAACCACAACAACAACCACAGACACCCATTTAGGAGACACCCATGAGCGACGAGAACCTTAAAGGCTTCCGGCAGACGTACCAAGAGACCGGCAAGGCCAGCTCCGGCGGCGGCCCGGCGGCGAAAGTAGAGAAGGGCGTGTCCGGCTCGCACCGCGACAACAACTGGAAAATCGGCGCCTCGCAGGCCAAGCTGCGCCTTGCCGGTAAGATCGGCCCCAAGAATTTGGTGGAATTTACAAAATAGTAGGGCGGATGTTGCATTTGTTTTGCATAAGTTAATATATGCAAGACATAATTCGCGAGATACTGAGGCGCGTAGGCGCCGCAAAGATTTTGCTGGAGAGTTCCGTAGCCTCCGGCACTAACATCCACAGCTTTGAGGCATACCAGCGCCTCGTGGGTAAGAGGGAGGGTCTGTCAGAGACCCTCGACATTATCAATGACATCCTTACGGAGGATGACGAGAAGGACACATGAAAGAAAAAATCGAGCCCGATTTGAGGACAGAGGCAGAGGTATTTCCACAGGTTGACCCCGGCGTAGACATTGTAGGTGACCGGGTTCTGGTGCAACTGCGCAGGACTAAGTCCAAATCGCGCGGTGGCATCGTTCTGGTTCAAGAGACCAAGGACACCGTGAAATACAACGAGGTCGTTGCGAAGGTAGTTTCAATTGGTCCGCTGGCGTACAAATCGCCAGACACGCTAGAAACGTGGCCCGAGGGCGCGTGGTGCAGCGTTGGGGACCTCGTCCGCACCATCAAGTGGGGCGGCGACAGGTGGACAGTCGACCTAGACGACGACAACGACCCCGTAGTTTTCATCATTGTAGGCGCCAGAGAAGTGATCGCGAGGATTCGCAGCTTCGAGGACGCGCGCAAGATGAAATCCTTTGTAGACTAATACTTTGAAGAAAGTAGATCATGTCCGAAGAAAGTAAAGAAAAAGATATAAAGATCAAGGAGCAGGCCGACGGCAGCGTCATCGCCTCGGTGGGCCCTGACGAGAACGCCTTCCCTGAGGATCAGGAGGGTAAGTCGCCCGAGCACGACGAGAACGAGGTCAGCCTCGACCGTGGCTCGGAAGACAGCGACGATGGGTCTGGGGATAGCCCGGACGAGAGCGACGAGGACCGTGAGGCAATACGTGAGGCACGGCGTGAGGAGAGGCGGTTAAAGAAGGAGCTCTCCAAGCAACGCGAGGCCTCGTCGAAAAACAAGATCAGCAGCCTCGAGAAGCGTAACGAGGAGCTGGCTCGGCGGTTAGCGGCTGTGGAGTCCACGGCGGCGTCCTACCAATTCGCCCAGATAGACAAGGCGATAGAGGACGAGGCGACACGCGTCGAGTACGCCAAGATGAAGATGATGCAGGCCGCGCAGGCCGGTAACGCGGAGGAGCAGGTCGAGTACCTCGACCAGCTGCAGGACTCCAAGAACCGGTTGAATCAGGCGCAGGCCTACAAGAAGCACCAGCTGGAGCAGGTCAAGCGGCCCCCGCAGAATGTCCCGAACACTATCTCGATAGAGGTTCAGCGCAACGCGACGGGGTGGCTGAAGAACAACAAGTGGTACGACCCGCAGGCAAGGGATACAGACTCAAAGATTGCCAAGGTAGTAGATCAGGAGCTCACGGCCGACGGCTGGGACCCATCCGACTCAGAGTACTGGGACGAATTGGACAACAGGCTGTCGGACAGACTTCCACATAGGTACGTTTCACGAGAGGGTAGGACAATGCGCAGAGCTGGCCCCACGTCGTCTAACAAAACGGCGAACCCGGGGGTCAAGTCCGCAACGTCAATCACTCTAAGCCGTGAGCGGGTTCAGGCCATCAAGGACGCCGGTTCGTGGGACGACCCCGCCAAGCGTAGCAAGATGATTAAGGCCTACGCCAGCTACGACCGTCAGAACCGTACCTAAGGATAATATACCATGGCAAATACAAGAATTAAGCGCGACCTAGACGAGCGAATGGCCGACCGGGCGCAAGAGGTTATGAAGAGTACCGCTGAGAGTGGTGGCTCGAGTGAAAATGCACGCAGGGAACGCCTCGACGCGTTCCGGGATAAATGGCAGAACAGTGCGCTGCCGGAAATTCCTAGGGAGTCAATCCCCGGGATGCACCTGTGCTGGTTGAGCACCACAAACCAGTACGACAGTATCGACAAACGTATCGCGTTGGGCTATGAGCCGGTGAAAGCCTCCGAGTTGGGAAAAGGCTTTGAAATGCTGGGCAAGATGAGTTCGGGCAAGTTTGAAGGCTGTGTATCTTGTAACGAGATGGTTCTTTTTAAGTTGCCGGAAGATGTCTACCAAGAAGTGATGCACATGCTGCACCTCGAGGACCCGCTGGAACATCAGCGAAATGTCACCTCGCAGTTGCGCGGCGCCGCCGAGCCGGGTAAGGGCGGCAAGTCAATCTTGGAGGGGGGTCTTCTGGAGATGGAGAAAGAGGCCAATCGAGCAAACAAAAACATCCGTTTTCAATAACCATTTAGACAAAGGAATTAACAATGAGTACAGTACTCAAGCCCTTTGGCCTGAAGCCCGCGTATCACCCCAGTGGCCTTGACCGTGCGATCCCTTTCGCCGGGCAGCAAGCTGATGGTACTACGAAAACCTACACGTTGGCGTCTGGTGCATTTTACCAGTACACCCCGTTGGGTATCGGGACTGCAGGTCTTCTGACTGTTGCGGCAACCGCTGGAACTGGTGGCGCCACTGCGTCGCAGGTGTTCGGTAGCTTCGACGGTGTGGAATACACCAACACCGATGGCCGGCGTTCGGTAGCCAAGTACATCACCGCCGCGACTGCCGCTGCTGTGACGGAAATCACGTTCTGGATTTTCCAAGACCCCTCACTGGTCTACGAGATTCAGGCGACCGGCTCCATCAACGCGAACAGCATCGGCCTGCAGTTTAACTTCTCCCCGACCTCCGGCTACCTCACAACCGATGGCACCGCCATTGGCGTCGGTGGCGCGGGCTTCTCCACCACTGCCCTGAACCCGACCGCTGTTGCGGCCAGTGCTCAAGGCCAGCTGCGTGTGTATGGTCTGGGTCGCGATGTCGCCGTGCCGGCCGGTTCTGCCGTTAACGCTTGGAATGATACCTACACGATCGTCCAAGTCCAGATCGCCAACAACAGCTTCACCGCCAATAAAACGGCTCCCTAACTAACGAAAGGATTAAGCAATGGCAACTCCAATGCGTAGTACAGACTTTCGTGCGGTAGTCGAGCCGATTATCAACGAAGTCTTTGATGGCGTGTACGCCCAACGTGATGATGAGTGGAAGGGATTTGTAGAACAAATCACCGGCATTCCGCGCAACTACCACGAAGAGGTCATGCTGTTCGGTATGAACGCGGCCCCCGAGATGCCCGACGGCACCCCGGTAAGCTACGATCAGGGTGGTACGCTGTACATCACCCGCTTCGTCTACAAAATCTACGGCCTCGCTTACGCGTTGACGAAGGTTCTGATGGAAGACGGGGATCATATCCGTATCGGCAGCACCTTCGCCAAGCACCTCGCTCAGTCGATGATTGAGACCAAAGAGACCCTGTGCGCCAACATCCTCAACTTCGCGTTCACCTCCGGCTACAACGGCGGCGACGGCGTGACGTTGATTAACACGGCACACCCGATCTCCAGCGGTCAGACCTACAGCAACTCGCTCTCCACCGCGGCCTCGCTTTCGCAGACCTCGGTCGAGCAACTCCTCATCCAGATTCGCTCCGCCGTCGACAACAACGGTAAGCGTATCCGCCTGAAGGGTGAGCAGCTGGTGGTTCCCCCGGCTCTGGAGTTTCAGGCCGAGGTCATCCTCAAGTCCGTCCTTCGTTCTGGCACCGCCGACAACGATCTTAACCCGATCAAGTCGACCGGCATGCTCCCGAAGGGCACCCACGTAGTTACCCGTCTGAGCTCCTCGAAGGCATGGTTTATCCAAACCGACGCCGAGAACGGCCTCATGCTGGTGATGCGTCGCCCCATGGAGAAATCCATGGAGGGGGACTTCGAGACCGACAGCATGCGCTACAAGGCCACGGAGCGTTACGCTACCGGCTGGCACGACGCGCGTAACCTGTTCGGTACCGCCGGCCTGTAAAGTCCGATGGTATAAGGAGGGGGCACTGAGTTATCGGGGCCCCCTCTCTAAAGAACTGGCAATCCGGTAGCAAGTGGAGTGTGGGTGGGAACGATAAACCCGTTGCCACACAGCCGGCGCTTTAGAAAAAGGGGTTCCGATTTGTCGGAGCCCCTTTTCTTTTGTGGGTTTTAGGGCGAATTTAGTCCAATTTTTGTATAAGTAGTTATAGGAAGATTCACCCCACTCAGACGGCCAACACTTCCGGGTCGACAGCTTAGTGACTGCTTGGGGCACCCTCTAAGTAAGGAAACCATCATGTCCAGCACCTTCACCGTACCCCTGCGCGTATTCAAGCGTAACAACCCCACCAACGACGGCACGATTGCCCCGGACAACACGGGGGCCCTCGTCGCCACGCAGGAGGCGTACATCACCAACGCGATCGCGGCCACGACCGTGGGGACAACCGTCCTGACCACGGCGGACGTGGGCACGACCACGGCGGTCTCGTACGTCATACCGGCGGGCTCCAGCATCCACGCGTTCCGGCTGTTCCAGACCGTCGCGGCCGGCGGCCTTGTCGGGGGCGTCATCACCGTCGCCCTCGTGGACAGCGCGGCTGTCACGACCACCATCGGGACGATCACCCCGACGGCGGCCGGCGGCGTAATCGCTGGTGTGTTCTCGGCCACGGCCGCAGTCGCGGCGCTGGTCAACAACGTGGGCACCTCCGACGTCACCCTGACCTTCACGGCGGCCGCGGTCACGACACTCACCAGCGGCTCGCTGGGCGGGACCTTTCAGGTGAACTACACCCCCCGGAACGCCGACGGCTCCATCATCGCCTACGGTGCCGGCCTCACGAACTCATAATTAACGGCCTTTCCGCCCCCTCGGGGGCGGTTCGTTTAACCTAAAGGAAATTAGTTATGACATTCTCAACAGATGTATATGGGGCACACCTAAACGCGACGGGGACCGCCTACGCGGCCGAGACGCGCGTCAAGGGGTACCAAGTGGCTCCCGGGGCCGCCGGGGCCATCGTCTTCCGTGACGGCGGGGCCAGCGGCACCGTGCGGCTTGAGTTGGACACGACCGCCAACACAGCGATCATCTCCACACTGATACCCGGGAACGGCATCCGGTTCTTCACGGACGTTCACGTCACCTTGCCCGCCTCGACAGCTATCACAGTGTTCTACGGGTGACGGGTGTCCGTCTACCTAGACACCCGCGGCAACTCCGTGCTCTCGGTTGCGATCTGCGACCGGTGCAGCAGGAAGTTTGCCTACACAGACCTCATGCCCGACCCTAACTTCCCGGGCATGCGCGTCTGCTCGGTCGATCTAGATAAGTTCGACCCGTGGCGCCTACCCGCACGGCAGACAGAGAACATAGCACTGCGCTTCCCGCGCCCCGACGTCTCCGTTGCGCTGCCAGACAGTCAGCTCTGGACGGAGGACGGCAACGCGATGTTCATCGAGGGCACACCCTACGGCGAACCCGGCGCGCCCGGCGACTTAGAACAATAATAGAGAGAGTCCATGGCCGACCGTCCGATTACCCAGCTACCCGTTGCAGTCTCCCTGATAGGCGGGGAGGTGACGGTTGTCGTCCAAGGCGGCACGACAAAGCAGATACTCCTCACAGACTTCCCCTCAGGACCCCCGAACGGGGCGGCCGGGGGCGACCTTAGCGGCACCTACCCCAACCCCTCACTGGCGCTCAACGGCGCCGTGGCGGGCACCTACGGCACGGCCTCGACCTCCACGCTGGTCACGCTCGACGCCAAGGGGCGGGTCTCCACGGCCTCCACGACACCCATCGCCATCGCGGGGTCACAGATAACCAGCGGGACGACGGGCACCGGGGACGTGGTCCTCGCGAACTCCCCCACCCTTATCTCCCCATTCCTTGGGACCCCCAGCGGCGGGATAGCGACCTACTTAACGGGGCTCCCCCTCAACACCGGCGTCATAGGGAGCCTCCCCGTGACCAACCTCAACAGCGGCACGGGGGCGAGCGCTATAACCTTCTGGCGCGGTGACGGCACGTGGTCGGCGCCCGCCGGCTCGGGCACCGTGACAACGATAAACACAGGCACCGGCCTGACCGGGGGCCCAATAACCTCCGCGGGCACTATTAGCATTGCAAACACGGCCGTTTCGGCGGCCACTTATGGTTCGTCGTCGGCCGTGCCGGTCATTGCGGTTAATGCGCAGGGCCAGATCACCAGCGCGACTAACACGACAATTAACGCCGTCACGCTGACTACCGGGACGATTTCAACAACCCCATCTAACTCAACCGACATAGCGAACAAGTCCTATGTCGATACGATAGCGCAGGGACTGGATACCAAGGCCTCGGTAGTTGCGGCGACTACGGTAGACATTACGCTCTCTGGCACGCAGACGGTAGACGGAATTGCGCTGATTGCGGCTGACAGGTGTCTGGTCAAGAATCAAACCCTGTCGCAGAACAACGGCATCTATGACGTAGCGGCGGGGGCTTGGACTCGCTCGACGGACATGAACACTTGGGCGCAGGTTCCCGGGGCCTATGTATTTGTTGAGACGGGGACTACGCAGGCTGATACGGGCTGGGTGTGTACCTCAAACGCTGGCGGGACGTTAGGGACGACTGCAATCACATGGGCGCAGTTCTCAGGGGCTGGGTCTGGCGTCAGTTCAATCACGTTCGGTACGACTGGGCTTACCCCTTCGACCGCCACGACTGGCGCGGTAACTGTCGCGGGGACATTGGCTGTAGCTAACGGTGGTACAGGGCTTACCGCTGGAACCAGCGGTGGAATCCCTGCTTACACGGCGACAGGGACTTTAACGTCCTCGGCGCTCCTTACGCAGTACGGTGTCGTGTACGGCGGTGGCGCGGGCGCTGTCCCGGTCGCTACGGCGGCCGGAACCACGGGTCAGGTATTAACGGCTACGACAAGCGGTGCGCCAACATGGGCGGCACCGGCAACGTCAGGAACGGTAACCAGCGTGACGGGCACCGCGCCGGTTGTAAGCTCGGGGGGCAACACCCCCGCAATCAGCATGCCCGCCGCCACGACCAGCGTCGACGGGTACCTGACCTCGACCAACTGGAACACGTTCAATAACAAGGGAAGTGGCTCCGTCACCAGCGTCGGTTTCACCGGGGGCATTGTCTCGGTGGCCACGGCCACGACGACACCCGCCCTGACCGTAGCGGGAACCTCCGGCGGCGTCCCTTACTTCTCTAGTGCATCGACGTGGGCAACCTCTGCCGCACTTGCTGCCAGTTCGATTGTGATCGGCGGGGGTGCTGGCGTAGCTCCTAGCACTACGACTACGGGTACAGGCGTTGTAACGGCTCTAGGCGTCAACACAGGCTCCGCAGGGGCGTTCGTAGTCAACGGAGGGGCTTTGGGTACACCGTCAAGCGGTACGGTCACTAACCTGACTGGAACCGCTTCAATAAACATCAACGGCACTGTGGGCGCAACAACGGCAACAACGGGAGCCTTCACAACTGTGGCGGCTACAACTGTGACGGCTACAACTGGTATTTTCGGAGGTACATTCTAAAATGGCACAAACAAACTACACGCCTATCTCGCTGTACTACAGCCCAACCGCTGCGGCGGTCCCCACTTCGGGGAACCTTGTCGCGGGTGAGTTGGCGCTCAATACTACTGACGAGAAACTTTACTTCAAGAACGCTGCGGGAACCGTGAAGCTGCTTGCGTCCAGCGCAGCCGCCGCAGCCACCCCGGTCACCACGATTACCTTTGGCTCGACAGGCTTGACGCCATCCACCGCAACGAGCGGGGCGGTGGCAGTAGCCGGGACGCTAATTGCTGCGAACGGTGGCACTGGGTACGCCTCGTACACCGTGGGCGATATTATTTACGCATCAAGTTCGACAGCATTTACTAAGCTGGCGGCATCAACGTCTGGTTATATTCTTCAGACAAACGGCGCATCGACTGCCCCCACTTGGGTGGCAAACACGGGCATCTCAACAGGCAAATCTATCGCTATGGCGATGATCTTCGGATTCTAAGGAGCAGTCATGGCAAACCCTAATATTGTCAACGTAACAACCATCAACGGCAACACAGCGTATGTGCTGCCAGCCTCTACCGCAGTCAGCGTGGCTTGGACTTACAACGGTACGACCTCGTTAACTGGTCTGACTCCAGCTTCTGGTAGCGTGAATAAGATCGACAGCATTGTCGTGTCGAACACAACTGCAACTGCGGCTAACTGCTCTGTTGCTATAGCAAACAACGCGACCTACGGTAGTGGAACGGCTTACTACATCGCCTCGACGATTAGTGTCCCAGCCTACGCCTCGCTGATTGTCACCGACAAGACCACCGCGTTCTACGTAACGGAGAACCAGTCTGTCGGGGTTATATCGGGAACTGCGAGTGCGTTGACTTATGTAGCCTCCTTTGAAGTAATCACCTAAATGGCAATCCACGGCTATCCGGGCGGGTTCGTAACCGCAGCCGCGCCGACAGTCACTACGTCTGGTGCAAAGGGTATTTGGACAAAGGCTAAACAGCTTGTCTATCAGGCGGCTGGTACTTGGCCTGTTGTGCCTAATAATACGGTAGCCCCAGCGGTTACGGGTACTGCCAACGTAGGCTCTACGCTATCTTGCACAACGGGAACGTGGACTGGTGCGGGTATTACTTACAGCTACCAATGGCAACGTGTTACCACTAATATTGGTGGGGCTACATCTAGCACCTATGTTCTAGTTTCTGGCGATGCGGGTTCAACTGTCCGTTGCGTAGTGACAGCTACAACTGCCGCATCTGCAATATCGGCTAACTCCAACTCAACTAGCGCGGTTACCAATTTACCTTCTACCGTTGAATACCTTGTTGTTGCGGGAGGCGGTGGCGGTGGCAGAGGTTCTGGCAGCGCCGGTGGCGGTGCGGGTGCGGGTGGGTATAGAACCGCTGCAAGTTTTGCAGTGGCTTCTGGAACACCTCTCACAGTAACAGTGGGTGCTGGCGGTGCTGGTGCAACATCTACAGCAGCAGGTTCAAATGGCGATAATTCTGTGTTTAGTACCATCACTTCAACAGGTGGTGGCGGTGGCGGTGCTGGTGGAATAAATGGCAGTAATGGTGGTTCTGGTGGTGGTACTTATACGGCTACCGCAGGAACAGGTATTGTTGGTCAAGGTAATAACGGCGCAGCAACTTCTAGCGGCTCATCAAGTTCTGGTGGCGGCGGTGCTGGAAGTGCTGGTGTTGTGTCGGACTATTATGGATCAATAGTAGGTTCTGGTGGCACTGGAACTTCATCAAGTATTTCAGGTTCATCGGTAGGGTATGCAGGTGGGGGTGGGGGTGGTAGATATGGAGTAGAACCCGGTGGGCCGGGAACCGCCTCAAGTGGTGGCGGGGCTGGTGGCGGGAACAGTGCAAATGGCGCATCAGGAACCGCAAATACAGGTGGTGGGGGAGGAGGGGGCGGCAGTGGTGGTGGTGATGGTAACGGTGGTACTGGTGGTTCAGGCATCGTCATCATCCGTTACGCCGATTCTTACGCAGCAGCAACCTCCACAACAGGTTCCCCAACAATAACCGTTGCTGGTGGCTACAGGGTCTACAAATGGACTGGCTCAGGGAGCATCACGATATGAAGGCCGTTTAAATGGACTACCTAGGAAGAATAATCACCAAAAGCCCTACTGCGCCAACTGGCGGGTTGACTGGCGTAGCCAACGGTATCTGGACTATGCAGCAGGTGGCTGCGGCTAAAGCTGCGAGTACTTGGCCTGTCGTTAGCACTACCGTGATTGAGTCTTTTACCTCATCGACTACTTGGGTAGCCCCTACGGGTGTGACGCAGGTTGAGTATCTTGTCGTTGCGGGTGGTGGTGGTGGGGGTGGTACTTTTGGTGGAGGCGGCGGTGCTGGTGGGTATAGAACAGCAACCGGGTTATCTGTCACGCCGGGAAATACGTACACAGTAACTGTCGGTGCGGGTGGTTCTGGTGGTGCTGGTGGAAATCCCGGCGCAACCGGAGGTCAGGGCAACAATTCAGTATTTAGCTCAATTACTTCCACAGGTGGTGGCGGCGGCGGCGGATATGAATATCCAACAGGTCACAACGGGGCTAGTGGAGGTTCTGGCGGCGGTGGCGCTGGTGCAGATTCCGCAGGTGGTACTGGCGGAACAGGTACATCAGGTCAAGGAAATGCTGGCGGAAACGGTCGTGGCGGCACTCCTTACGGCGGTGGCGGCGGCGGCGGCAATAGCGGTGTTGGCGCAAACGCGGCGGGGTATAATGCAGGTAACGGTGGTACAGCAACTGCTAGTTCAATTAGCGGAACATCCACTTA